TCTAATAAAGATGCGAATAGCTGAACATAGCAGTAAAATGTTAAGTTTAGCATTTGCAATAAATAGAACAAGAGATAACTCGCTATGACTAAGATTCTGCTTATTGGCGATCCTCATATACGGCATACTCATCTATCTGAGGGCAAAGCGCTTTTGGAGTGGATCGAAAAGGTTACAGAAGAGCATAAACCGGATCTTATAGTCAACCTCGGCGATACGTTCAATGACCATTCCGTAATACGTGCCGAAGTCATGTGCACGGTCTCCAGGCATCTCGACCGACTTCTAGAGAACAATATACCAGTAATAATGGTCTTAGGCAACCACGATATGCATCGCCCTAACTCAAGCGAGTATCATGCATTAGAAGTTTTTGATAGCAAAAAGAACTTAACGGTGGCAGATGTTGTCACTGTTGCGGACGGTATCACGTACGTTCCATATATTCATGAGGCTAAAGACTGGCCTAAAACATCTACAGACATAATAATCACGCACAACACCTTCATAGGCGCAGACTATGGATTCAAAATGGCTTCTGACGGACTCTCGACTGAACAGCTGGATTGCAACTTTGTCGCGTCTGGGCATATTCACAAGAAGCAAGTTCTTGAATATGGATCGCTTCGAACTGGCCGAATTTTATACCCAGGTACGCCTATGTGCTTATCGGCAAGCGATGCAGATCAGGTCAAAGGATTAACGATTCTAAACACAGACGATCTATCCCAGACATTTATAAAATCTCCGTTTCCTATGTGGCGTACCTTAGATTTTAAGGTTGGTTTCGATTCGTCGATAAACATAAACTCTACTGATATGTGGATAGTTAAGGTAATAGGACCAAGGGCAGAGGTTAAGGCTTTACTAGAATCAAAAGAGATCGTTGACCTTAAAAAATCAGCTCATGTTACTTTTAAAACAGAATTTACAGACGCAAGTAAGACCTCTAGAGTGTCGATATCTGCCCCAACTATAGAGACAATGACAGATCAGTATATAGATAAAGTATACTCTGGATCAATAGATAAAGATGACCTTAAGTCAACTATAAGACATTACACAGGAATAAACAGATGAACGAGATGCCTAATCAATACCTGGACCAACAGCGCTGGTTGATGAACAATGGCTTATTTACTGATAATGCAAAAGACACACTTTTTCTATACGGGTCTATAGTAAATAAAGGCGTTACAGCACTCGAACTATCGATAGATTCAGAGAATAAGCACATATCATATGTGCTTTATGGTGCTTCATCCCTTGTCAGGGATTATAATAAGTATCAAGAGCTCAAGAATTCTAATTCGATGTGGAGCATGCTAAGGATTAAGCGCCTCCTTAAGAAAAATGGTAATCTTGAACTTAAGCAGATATTGTCTGCTTTTGTAAAGGCTTATTGCGGTCCAGGGTGGACTACAGAAATGATGTTGAAGAAAAGCGCAGATTATGAAGATAAAAGATCCACATCTACTGATGGTGAAGCAAAAGATAGATGAGCTGTCTTTAAGCGAGGATGACCGTCAAGATCTTTGGGTCTCGTATCTAGAGGACCCTACTTCTACCCTGCCAACAGCTGAGCATATCGCTTTCAACAATCACATTAGTGAAAAGATAACTAATAATATTATATATTTATACAATTCCACGCTTAAAGTCGGATCTGTTCAGAACACCCTATATACGTTTACTGACTTAGAAAGATCTGTTATAGTGATGCTCTTGCTAGGGCTTTCCATAGACCAGATATCAAGGTATAAGATGATAGGATCACTGCGTCTTAATCAGATGCTGTGTAATATCGCATTACACCCGATCTGGGAGAATTTAAGTGCTAAAGAAAAGATTGAGCGCAGAGGAAAAGTACGGCCTGACGGGTGATCAGATCGTAGAGGCAGAGAAATATCTGCGTCAATATAAGACCGCCGGCGCCATAAACAAGCAAGAAGCCACCCCGATATACGAGATGTTCCTCCTCGGATACAGCTTCGACGAGCTCGCCGTAAAGTTTCCAAAATACTCAAGAAGCAAGATCACTCTAACTGCCGCACTTCATGGATGGGCAAAAGATAGAGAGAAGCTGGCAAATTCCATATACGATCGGATAAAGACCCGCATCGTTCGCTCCACTGTAGAACAGGTCGAGTTCCTCACGGACATGATAGCAGTTTCTTCAGCTGAGAACTCAGAAGAGATGCGAAAGTACCTAGAAGATCCAAAGAAAAATCCTATTCCAGCGATGAGAATCAAGAGCTTCAAAGAGTACCAGCAGGTCATAGAGATGCTGTCCAAGGTTACTGAATCGGTGCGCTCGTTCTCTAATACTTCAAACAAAGAAACCGACCAGCAAAAGCCGCAGCGCATACAAGCAGCGGGAAAGAAGGCGATTCCAGCTGCATCGGAAGAATCCATGCTCCTTGAGCAGCTTGTTCAGGTAGATCACGATGAGTGATAAGAACTGTACAGTTGAGGGTTGCGCGCGTCCGGTGAAGGCTCGCGGGCTTTGCGCTGCTCATTATAAGGCTATCATCGACAAGCCAAAGATAAAAGCAAAGAAGCAGCAAGAGTCAAAAGCGGCAAGAATCCAGCAGGTCGATAGAAAGATCGCGGAAAACGCAACGAAGTTCTCTCCTGATCAGCTTGAACGGATAATGCTTAGCCCGTGTAGGACAGAGAAAGATCTTAAGAACTTCATTCGTTATTTCTTCAACTTGCACCTGCCGGATTACAAGGTATCAAGATACGCAGATACAACACCTTTTCATGCTATATGGGAAGTATACGACATATGCGTAAACAGTCATAATCCGCAAAACGTTCAAGAATTACTATATGTTGCAGGTCGTGGTAGCGGGAAGACCCTCGGCATGGCGATAGCAGAACTACTAGTATTGCTACACGATCAGCGAGATGTAGTTCACGTCGGTGCGATCTTGTCTCAGGCAAAGCGCTGCTACGAATACCAGCAAAAGTTCCTGATGTCCGACAGGATCAAGCCGATAGTTTCTCCTCCTAAAGCAAATGATGTAGATCGAATATTAGAAAAATTCACCATGGAAAAATCTGTATTTAATGTAAGTGGAGAAAAGGTAACGCTTGAAGTAATACCGTGTACACTTAAGGCGTGCCTAGTTTCTTCTACTAACGCGTTAGATATCAACGGTATAATCAAACCATTGTCAGATTTTAAACCAGGAGATTTGATTCAAAATAGTAGCGGTTTTGTTCAGGTCGTAGACAACTCACTAGAAGATGCTAATTGTTTAAGAGTAGAACTTGAGGACGGTAGGATTATTGAGGGCACTTTGGACCATAAAGTGCTAACTCAGCGCGGATGGGTTGAACTACAACATTTGAACGAAGACGACGACGTAAATATAAATTAAATATCTAGAGAGCGCCATGGCAATAGTTGTACCTAAGAAATTTCATATTAAGTTGCCAAGATTATTGGTGTTTATGATCTGTAAATATTTGATGAAAAGTTTAAACATAAATTCATATGTAATTGCAGGATCTTATCGTAGAAAAAAGAAATTATGTAATGATATCGATATAGTTTTGCCTATAGAAAATATGGTTGATATAGACGCTAAAATGAAATCTAAAGGATGGCGGTTGAATCCATTTAGAAATCATGAAGCTACATTTAGTAGACAATATATTAAACTTATTAAGTTTTTTAATATAAGAAAAACAATCGTAATAGACATAATGCCCTACAGATCTGATAATTTAGGCAATGTACTTGTTTTTGCGACTGGCTCAAAGAATCACAATGATATAATTAGGAAAAGATTGAGAGATAGAAATATGTCTTGGTCTGATCCAGGTTGTTTTTTAAACACTAAAACAGGCGAAAAGATTTGCTTCAATTCTGAAAAAGAAGTATTTCTGTATCTAGATATGCCCAGCACTTCTCCGGAGAATCGAGATGGAACGTTTAATTAAGAATGCATTAGGTCAATGGAAGATTTTAAAACAAAATACTTTAAATAAAGCTTGGGTAGATGACGAATCTCAATCTACTCCAGCTCGTAAATTAGCACAAACCCACCCTACTCTGGCGCATGCCTTTTATGGCAAAGGACCAAGAGCTAACTTTGAACAGCAGATGGAAAATAGAAAAAAGCTAGATGGAATGTTTAAGGGTCTAAAAGATGCATACGACGGCGGCTCCTCTAGAGCAGTCGATCATCATCTTGCAAACATAAGAGGTCTTGTTTCTTCGACTCCAACTGGTCAAATAGATTTAGGGCATCTTTCTAAAAAACAAGATGAAATAGCGGGCCATATCGCTCCAATGATGGATAGTGGAAAATTATTAACAAATAGTCACAACACTTTCGATAGATATAGTCATAATGATCTACTGCATGCGTTTGATAAACACTTGGGCGACATAGATAGTTTGAAAGAACTACACGACGAACATGGTGAGGATGCAGTTGCAGGGATAGCTCGCGCTCATGGTTCTCATATAGATTATTATGGTGATACTGCGTTTAAACAACACACAAACTTAAAAGATAAAAACAACCTACTTGGCGACGTCCACGCTTTTATTAACGGAGCCTATGGTCATCACGCCAACATAGTGCCAAGTCAGACTGATCATGCTGAACCTTATTTTGAGTGGGCGCCTGGTGGTAGTCATGATCCAGATAATGAGAAGAATGGTGAGGCTGTTACTCATGCGTGGCATCAATTTTTAGACAATGACGCTACTAGATCAGCCTCTAGAGATTTTGATAACGCAGTAGTAAAGCGCGGCATGTCTAATTTTAAACATGCCCATGGCATACCGAAATAACTATATCTTAGCTTTTCTATATTGCAGTTATATGCGTTATACACAAATGTATAACTATTAAGTATAACTGCATTTTGGAGAAGTTAAAATTGGCTAAGATAAAAAGCAAAATACATATAGGTATCAAGCAGATCGCCAAGCTAGAAGTAAAAGCAGCTGACGGTATTGATGATATTCTTTCAAATTCTTTCGTAACTATCGATGGAACTATAAATCACAACTGCAATGGTCCCCACGTGCCCTTGGTAGTAGTCGACGAGATAGATACGGTATCCGGCGAAGGCTTAAGGGCCTACAAAGAGATCTCTGGTATGCTTGACTCTAAGCGTGGAAGAAAGCCGCTTAGAGTTGGTATCTCTACACGTAAGTCTCGTTATGGGCTCATGAATCAGGCAATAGAGAATGCAGAGAAGCAAGGAAGGCATGTTCGTCGATGGACTGCGTTCGAGTTTACTGAGCGATGTCCGGATTCCAGGTCTGGAACGCAGAAGCAAGAATACTACATCGATCAGCAGTCATTTGACGTAAGATCGCCGTCTGAGTACGAGAAGCTTGGCGAGCAGCGAAAGAAAGAGTACGAGAAGTACGAGATGTATATCGGCTGCGGAAAGTGTCCGCTGGCTCCTATATGTCTGGGTGATGCTAAGAATCAAGTATCAGAATCGCCGATGTTAAAGTCCATAGACGAGCTTGCGCAGAAGGTTCTTTCCGAGGGACCAGATTGGGCGATGTCGCAGTTGATGAACCTAAAGCCTTCCGTAGAAGGGATCATATATAAAGAGTTCGACGAGCGACTTCATGTTAAAACGTGGAATCAGATGTGGTTCACTTTAACCGGTAAAGAGTTTCCAGGAACTTGCAACCATGACATCTTCGTAAAGAAATGCCACAGCATGGGTCTTCCAGCTTATGCCGGCATCGACTGGGGATGGTCAAATCCGCATACGCTAGTAGTGTTCTTCGTGGACTCTAAGGAAAACATCTACGTGGTCAGATGCGACGGTATGACTTATATCTCACGGCCTACGTGGATGCACCATATCAAAAACAAGTGGCATCAACCGTATCGCATACAGCTCTACTTTCCTGACCAGGCTGATCCTGGCGATGCAGTAGAGATGCGTAAGCTCGGTCTTCCTACGTCGACCAACACCGACAAGGGAAACATCAACACAGGCATCCAGATCACCAAGAAGTGGCTTAAGATACCAGGCACGGCAGAGACGAAGATCTTCATGGCACAGGAAACCTGCGGGCCTTTGATAAAAGAGTTTCAACTTTATCACTACAAGACCGACGCTGCAGGCCAGATATCAGATACGCCAGAGGGTGAGCACGATCACTGGTTAGATGCACTTAGATATCCACTTACTAATCTTTTCGGTAAAAATCAAGTCGTCCTGTCATCTGCAGGTCTAGACGTTGATATGGCCAAACTTGTTGATAGTTCTGGCAATTTTTTTAAACCACCAACGCCAGAAGAGTACGCCAAACTAAATAACTTACCGTTTAATCCGGAGGTTAATGATGACAAGCTTGGTAAAATAGGAAGGCTGTCGGAGATAGAGGGCGACGACGAAGAGAATCCCGTAGATGGCGGCTTTCTCTGGACATTCTGACAAGTATAATAAAATCATACGTATATTTTGGGAGATCCTATGTCCTGGATTGACGATATTAAGAAAGCGGTAACTGATTCCCTTAAGCAGGACATAGAGAACTTGACTAAAGTCGATGCGGACTCTGCGCCAGACAACGCACCAGAATCTTCAGAAGGATCACTCGTAGGATCAAAGGCTATTCTGACAGATCCTTTCTACGATCATGCTGTTCATAACTACTTTCTTGCTAAAAGTCGTGTATCTAGGATATCAAACCGTACGCTAAGAGAGATCTCGATGCGGGACTGGTTGGTTAACACGATACTTCAGATTCGCTGCGACACTGTTCAGCGCTTCTCTCGTCCTCAGCATAAGCGCTTTGATATGGGTTATAAGTTTGTTAAAGTCGATCATAGCCCTATCTCTCAGGAAGATCTTGATAATATAAGAATGCTTGAAGACTATGTTTATCATTGCGGAAGAATAGACGGAACCCCAAAAGGCGAGGAGATGCTTTTTGGCGAATTTGTTAAGTTAATAGTATGGGACATACTTACCTTTGGTCATGTGGCGTGCGAGAAAGTTCTTACCAGAAAGGGTGGTTTACACCGATTTCGTCCGCTACCGGCAGAGACCGTCTATCGCGTAAATCCTAATATCAATCGCAACACCGTTGAAGGGCAGGCTAAAGTCGCCATGGATCTTTATCATAAGAAAAGATCCGACAACGATCCAGCGCATCAGGGCACAGTAAATAGCCCTGATATCGATTACTTTAAGTATGTTCAACAATCAGTTGACAACAGAGTGATCAACGTCTTCGGTGACGAGGACATGGTTTTTAAGCTCTTCAATCCTAAGAATTTTGCTGACTCAAACGGTTACGCTATCTCGATGGTCGAGCAGTCCGTTATCATGATAACTAATCATCTTAACGTAGAGTCTTATAATGCGAACTATTTCACTCATGGATACGCGGCACGTGGGATACTTCACCTCAAGGGTACGGTTACTCAAAACACTCTCGCGTCTTTCCGTCGCCAGTTCTATAACACTATATCGGGCTCAAATAACGCTTGGCGAACACCAATAGTAGCAGGCTTAGACGACGTCCAATGGATTCCGATGTCTGGATCTGCAAAAGAGATGGAGTACATCAACTTCAACTCGCACATCATGCGAAGCATATGTGCTCAGTTTCAAATTGACCCGATAGAAGTCGGCTTAGATTATTTGACTACTGCTAACGGCAGAGCAGCATCTCAGGCGAAAGAGTCTGGGCAGTTTAAGATCACTTACTCTCGCGAGCGCGGTCTTCTTCCTATTCTCTTCTTCATAGAAGATCTAATAAATCAAGATATCACACCTTCTTTAGACCAAGAGCTTGCAAAACGATACAAATTTAAATTCGTTGGATATACAGACGACACTCCTCAGACCGACATCTCACTGCGTCAGGCTCAGATGACGGTTTTCTCGAGCATGAACGATCTCTTAAAGAACGAAGATAAAAAACCTATAGAACACCCAATTGCAAATCTTCCTTTAAATCAAAGCTTCTGGGCGCTAGTCGACAAGATGATGACTAAAGGAGAGCAGAGGGAGTTCTTCTTTAACGATCAGGGCGCCACTCAGCGCGATGAACTTAAGTATCTGCCAGGCGATCCTATGTTCTTGCAGTGGCAGAATATGATCATGACCAAGCAAGCTCAGAAAGAAGCAAAAGAGCAACAACAGCAGCAACAGCA